CGTTGCCTTTATCGAGACGGATGGATTGCGATGCACAACTGGCTCAAACATCAATCCAGAAGCCCCAACGTGCAAACTGGAATCAAGCAGCAGCTCGCCGAAGTACCTCAAGAACTGGCCGAATATATGCGCGGCGAGAAAGAAGAAGCGGCTGAGGATAGACAGTCGCCGACAGTCGCCGACAGTCCCGCATCTTATCTTATTGAATCTAATCTAATTCAATGTAAGGCGATGCCTAAGTTTTCCTTCACCCTGGAAGATGGTTTCATCGGCATTCCCTATGAGGACCTGCAGCGCTGGGCGGACACCTACCCGGCTGTCAACGTCGCCGGAGAGATCAAGAAGGCCGCGGAGTGGATGCGCTCTAACCCGAGCAAGCGCAAGAGCAACTACCGCCGCTTCCTCACCAATTGGTTTAGCCGCACCCAAGAGCGAGGCGGTACGCCCGGATACAAGCCCGCCGCGGCCCGGCAGGTGGCGCCGCAGGTCGCGCGGCCTCAGTTCTTGAGCGAAGCCGAGAGGAAAGAAAACCTTAACGTCCTTGAGGATCTCCAAAGGCGCCTTGCAAAAGACAAGCGTTTATCAGAAGTAGGAGGCGAGAAAAGATGAAGATCACGATGGAGTCCACGGACAAGATCACTATGTTAGCCGGAGTGCCGGCCAGGCTCTGGGCTGGAGTCACGGAAGGCGGCGTGCCATGCCACGTGTTCGTGCACCGGCTTGCCGTCCACGAGGACGAGAATCAGACAGAGTTCGACCGCGAGCTGGAGGAGATGTCGGCCTGCAGCTTTGTGCCGGTGGGCGAGATCATGGCGACGCCACCCGAGCATCCGAGCGCTCGTATGGATGTGGGAAGCAATGAACGCTGAGGGTACGAAGCGGCTGGCGCTTATCAAATCCCTGGTTGAGGAGCAGGGCGCGGACGGTGACAAGCGCTGGATCATCGACCAGCTTGTAGTCTCCGAGGCCACCTGCCAATCCCTGCGCGAGCAAAGCAGCCGCTGGGAGGCGCAGGCGCTGGAGGCCGGGGTTCGTATTGCCGAGTTGGAGGCACTATTCGCCTTGCAGCAGACTCGCATGGCCGAGGCGACCCACATGTGGCAAGAGGCGACGGGCAAGCGGGATGTGCTACCCGACCTCGGGGATTTGCTGGCGTGGCTGATGGCTCGCCCTGCTGCGCTGGGGGCCCAGGTGCGGAGGTATCAGGAAAAAGCCGACGCGCTTTTCAGGTACACGAGTGCGAAGCCGCCGAAAACGGATGCCATGATGGCTATCCTCACTGAGCTTTCGCTAGAAGGCGAGGCTCGCGCTGCCCTTGCCGAGCCGCAGGGTTACCCCGAGATGCCCGAGTTCGATCTCGATAAGGCGCGGCAAGAATGCCTGGACGCCGCGAGCGAGCCGCAGGAGGGAAAGGACGCATGACCGCAACCGAAATTGAGCGCGTGCTAGTACAGACTCGCTTCGACTTTCGGCGTTGGCTCGTGGTCCCGAACGTGGCCTGGGGTTTCTTTATCCACGAGTGCGACCTCCTCGCCATCAGCGAAAGTGGTTACATCCACGAGGTCGAAATCAAGGTTTCGGCTTCGGATCTGAAACGCGACGGTAAAAAGTGCCACGGCCACCGCGACAATAGAGTTGCCTGTTTCTGGTTCGCTGTGCCGGCGGAACTGGGAGCGCTCACCCTGGAACTGGCGCCGACGCGAGCGGGTGTGCTCTGCATCAGGGAAATAGAGTCCGGTCACAGAGTAGTCGAAGAGATCCGGAAAGCGCAGCGCAATCCCACCGCCAAGCCCATGACCGTGGAGCAACGCCTGGCCGTGGCGCGGCTGGGGACCATGCGCTACTGGTCGAGAGTAAGTGCATGACCGACCTCCTGGGCATCCTCGGTTACGTCTCTGTGCTTCTGGTTTGCGCCTGGGTGGTGTGCGCTGTCATCGAAGCGGTGAGGAACGTGAAATCAAGACGGGAGAAAAGATGAAAAAGGACTGGATTCTTGAGGCCAAGAAAAAGATCGGCCAGGATTACGAGTATGCCGGCGGCGCCATGATCACGCAGCGGGCCATGGTCAGCAAGTTCGTCCGCAAGAATCTCAAGCTATCCAAGACGCAGCTTGAGGGCATGGTCGGCAATCAAGAGGCTTGGATGCGTGCGAAACTCTCGCGGCTGAATATTCTGGAGGTGCTCCTGGAGCGTCGGCGTCTGCTGGGCAAAATCGTTTGGTGGCTGTACCGGCGGATGCTCGAGGACTTGAAGAAACCCGTGATGATGAGTCCCGTGTCCGGCGCGGCACCGCCGGCGAAACGGGAGTCCGCGAAAGGAAAATGGAATGCGGTGGCTCGTGAAATTAGTTAGAAGTCTGTTTCATCGGCTTAGTCGACATCGGCCGCAGCGCGACGAGGACCTGCAGGGCCGGCCCGCGCGGCCCGAGGCGGAGACTGTCCAGGCCAACGTGCAGGCGGTCATGACGCACCGCTACGCCGATCGCACCAAGAACCGGGCAACGCCAAGGCGCAGGTGTGACGTGGAAGGCCGCGGCCGCAGGAACTACGCGCGAAGCGATTTGAACTATGGGCATGGTTTCGGCAACCCGCGCTGGATGCGGATCGAGGGTGTGACGCCTTTCGGGATCTCCTCCGGCCGCGCCGATGGGAGAAAGCGGTGAGTCCGGACCCATGGTCATGGTACAGGGCAGGAAAAGAGTTGCTCGATCTGCTGCCGGAGATCGTCGCATTCATCGCCGGCGGCGCGTGGAGCCTGCTGCTGGTCCGATTCACGAGGAAGAAGGCGAAGAAGGACTGGGATGCGGACTTCATGAGCCGCTACAAGGAGGAGGCCCGCAGCGAGATCCGGGAGCGGGATGTCTACATCGCAAACATCAAAGCACAACTCGATGAAGAAAGGACCAACAGGCGCGAAATCGCGCGAAGAGCAAAAGCTGCGGTGGTCCTGACGGGGAGAATTACTGAGGCGCTGGGTACAGTGGAACTCACCCCTGCAGCCAATCCTGGCTTCGACTCACAGATTAGACGGAGGGCACAATGAACCGAACCAGTGCAGATAAAATAAAAGACATGGTCAGCAAAGCGGTAATGCGGGCATGCCAGCTGAAAGAAGAATACTGGGATGCTTATCAGTGGCGTCAAAGGATCAAGGACGCCGACAAGAATCAGGTTGTGCATTTGGAGGATTGTCGGCGCAAAGTGGCTCTTGAACAGTTTGATCGGGTCGTCCGCTATGCCATTCATTTAGACGATGTGATCAAGCGCATGTTGAAAATTGTCAAAGACCGCAAGGGGAAGCCTTGGCAGGATACACACAAAACGAAAAAAGGGAAAACGAGGAAGGTGGAACTTACACCATCGATCCTGTTGGGGCGACTGTTGAAAGAATCTGAAATGTGCGATCCGAACGAGTAGGGGGACGGGAATGAGCAAGCTGTTTGAGAGAGAAACCATGATCACCGAGAAAAAAGAGAATGGCCACGAGGAAGGGTCGGCTGGAAGAATAGCCGTCCAATGCCGAGGATGCGAACACATGCGGGATGATGCAGGAAAGCATGTCACAGAAGGTAGGAGCATAGGAGTGTGCGCTTTCCCCGGGCGATGTGCGAGATGTGGGGGAAGGTTGCAGGAATTATATGTCAGAGCGTCGCGAGAATATTATTGCGAGGCCTGTGAACACGGCGACAGTTATAATCATAACAACTGATCTTCCGTGAGGTGCAAAATGATTAAGCTACTTGAGCAAGAAGAACTTCCGGTTGACAGCGGGATTCCGCGCTTTGGATGTTACCTGATGGATTTGTTGGCTATCCCCCAGCTCGTCTACCAGGTTGCGTTTTCGGCCGCAAAGATCCTGACGATTTTGGAAGAATGCCGGCAGATCAAATGGTGGGACTGGAATAAGCGGCCCCATCACATAATAGATTATGGACCGCTGGAGCACTACCCGTTTGGCCAGACCTTCGACTGCTACCTGTGGGACCCTGGGAAGGCGCTGGAGCGGGCCTGTCAGTGGATTGCGCCGCAGGTCCACGGCTGGCAGGTGCGGGATCAGGATGGCTGGTACTCCTGGGCGCTGCCGGGCCGGCGCTTCTGGAGTTTCATCGTGGCGCAGATCCTGCGGCCCCGCGGCTTCCACTACACTCTTCAGGACGCCGCCCACCAGCTCGTCTACAACCCGCTGCCGCGGCTGGACGGGCCCTACACCGGGAAGTGGCAGGGCTTCGCGATCGGGGAGGTGACATGATTCTTAAAGACCTGAAGAAACGCTTCGCCGTGGCGGAGTATAATGACCTGGGCCTGCGAGTCGCTTCACATCCTCTCTATCCGGCGCTCAAGAATCTGGCGTATGTGACTGAGTTCGTGATGCATCGCAAGACCAGCGGCAAAAAGGAAGTGCGCTTTCGCGTATACCTGGAGCAGAAAACCCTCCAGGATAATCCGAAGCCGGTAGAATACCGGGAAAGCCATGAGTTGGCGGCACTGTTCGCCGTGCGTCAGGTCCTGGATCAACTATGAGGCAAGACCCATACGTCTGGTACTGGCGCAATTTGCTGCGCTGGTGGCTGGCCAGGCTTCTCTGGGCGTGGCAACTGAGGCTTGGCGGAGGCCACGGCAGGCATGTAGACTGGATGCCGGTAGAGTGCCTGGATTGCGGCTGGCGAGGACCCGAGCGATGGCTGCGCCACGGCTACGAGAATGACGGCACGGGTGAAGACGTGGAACCCGTAGACTACTGCCCGCGGTGCGGGAGCGAAGCCTGAAAGATGCCTGCCTTGGCTGAGATCAAGAAGAAACCACAAGTTCCGCAGTCAAAGAGGGTCAACAAGAGCGATGGCGGGAAGAACCGGCATGATGTAATCGTTCCGGGCCGCGGGAAGAAAGGCCGGCTCACGCGGGAGGAAGATCCTGTCCGGCATGAGCAAGCGATCCAGGTCTATCTCGAATGGACTGGGAATCACCACAAGGCTGCAGCTGCCTATTTCAAGGTCTGGCCAGAGAAGCGCAGGACGATGAAAACGGCGACGGCTTCCAGGCTGGCTATGCGAGAAATCGCCTACGCCAAGAGCAAGGGCGCGGACACAAAGGTAGTCGAAGCCTTTATTGCTGGCGGACAATCAGCGGTGCGGCTTGCTGTAGAAAACGAGAAACGGTTGAACGCGAATACGCTGAAAGAGATCGTGAAAAGCGAAGTGATTCGGCCGCGGTCCAGGAAGGGTGCACCAGCCAAGATGCCGTATGTCCTGACGCAACGAGAAACGATTGAGGTCGAGGACAACGCCACGCGCATGCGTGCTACCGAGCTGCTCGCCGACGTACACGGGGCCCGCAAGCAGGTCGCCGGCGGAGGCGTGCAGCAGAACGTGGGCATCATCTACGTGATCGGAGGGAAAATTGTGAAAAAAAAACAGGAGAGAATCGTATGAACTGGTTAGCTTTTATCTTTGCCCTTGAGGCGGGTATTGTGCCTCAGAACGGCTTCGTCATGTACCAACGCGAGGCGCAGGTATTCTACTACGAAGGCAGCTACTACTACCCGATGGATGTGGCCTTGGAGGACAGCGGGCCGATCTTCTACACCGACCTGCAGGCTGAGGTGGAACTGTTCGGCTTCGCCTTCGCAGGCGGTGGCGTGCGTGTGCAGATGCAGCAAGATGGAGATTGGAACTTTGCCCCTGAGGCGCTGTTCTATGAGTTCCGCGCCGGCCTTCGGTGGAAGGGCATCGAGTTGCACTACCTTCATGCGTGCCGGCATCCGCAGATGCTCTATGCCTTCTACTACCAACCCGTAGCCGGCTGGGAAGGCGCTTACGATGAGATTGGCATCAAAATCAGTGGCAGGTGGAGCCCGAAGTAAAACTATTGATTTTTCCCCGCACAGTTACTACAGTTGATCCATGCCTGTCAGGAAAGTATCCGGCGGCTATCGCTGGGGCGGACATGGGAAAGTCTACAAGGGCAAGGGAGCACGAGCGAAGGCCGCAAAACAGGGACGCGCAGCCTACGCGCACGGGTACCGTGGCGCCAGCAAGAAACGCCGAAGGAGCTAGACCATGATCTATGCCATTCCACTGGTGATTCTATTTATTGCCATGGCGTTGATCTTCGAGGAAGATCGACGCGGCAGGAGGTGGTAGTCTATGACCCTACTGGAACAACTTACAGGGAAAAGTGTATTGGTGCTCGGATTCAACGGCGCTATCGCCAACGCCGAGGAAGATCTTTGGGACGCATCGCAGGACTGGCTGCCGTTCGCCGCGGCCGTGACACTGGACATATCCAGCGGTAGCGCCCAGGACGTACTGACCTCCGGCACCGGAGCCTGGAAGCTACGGTTGATAGGCCTAGACGCGGATCTCAAACTCCAGATCGAGGACATCAACCTCAACGGCCAGACGGCGGTGGTGAGCACCAAGGCCTACCTGCGCCTGCTAGGTGCGGAGGTAATTGCGGTCGGCACTGGCCTCAAGAACGCCGGCATCATCTACATCGCCGATTCCGTGGTCACGCAGACAGCGGGCGTACCCTCCGACCTGACCAAACTCTGCGGATGGGTCGCGATCGGGATGAACCGCACCATGAGCGGTTTCTACACCGTACCCATGGGCGTGACCTACCGCCTGCGGCAGCTGTACATGACGGCCAGGGCCCAGATCGTCACGCACTACCTGCTGACGCGAACGCTGGGAGGGGTCTGGATCTACCAAATGCCCTTCACCCTGGCCGCCGGAAGCGACCGCGACCACTGGCCGGCCTACGAGTTCGATTTCCTGCCGGGAACGGACCTGAAGATACGCTCCATAGCGGCCGTGACCGGAGGCATCGGATCGGCGCACCTGGCCCTGGAACGGGTCGCTTAGAAAGTGATTGCGGCTCCGACCAAAGCCGAAATCGACCGCATCAACTACGAGCCGCTGCCTACGCTGCGGCTCTTTCACAACGACAACTCCATCAACCGCTGCATCGTGGGACCTGTGGGCTCAGGCAAGACCACCGCGGCAGCCCTGGAGGTGGGGCTTTTTCTACCACTGCACTTGCTCGCTGGATATGGGATCGCGAAGACGCGCTGGGCGGTGGTGCGTAATACTTACATCGAGTTGCGCGACACCACCATCCGCACGGTCAAAGAATGGTTTCCGGAAGCATTCAATTCCAACGACTGGTCGGAAAGCCGGATGGAACTTACGATCCGTGGCGAGGGCTATGAAGCCGAGATCCTCTTTCGTTCCTGCGACCGACCCGAGCACATCAAGAAGCTGAAGTCCCTGGAGATCACCGGCTACTGGATCGACGAGTCCATCGAGGTCCCGCAAGCGATCAAGTTGATGCTGAAAAACCGCATTGGCCGCTTCCCCAAGAAATGCCCAGAGAAGTACGGCCTCGAGACCAGCAACCCCCCGGAAATTGACGACCCCACCTATTCCGATTTCGCCTGGCACAAGCCCCCGCCGGGGCCGCTGCCACCGAGGGCGCCGCTACCCGGGCACTGCGGATACTGGCAGCCTCCGGGGGAGAATGCTCAGAACCTGCCTCCCGACTACTACGCGCAACTACGCCTGGTCTACCGCGACAACCCCGATTGGATCGAGATGTATATCGACGGCAAACCCGGGGTCATGATCATCGGCAAGCTCGTCTACAACAACTTCCGTCGCGAGTACCACGTCGCCAAGGCCCCGATCCCCTGGCTGGGTGGGGAGTTAATCATGGGCTGGGACAACAGCGGCAACTGCCCCGCCTGCGTGGTGGCGCAGATTCCCTCTCCCATGCGGGTCCATATCTTGCGCGAATACTTCAGCGACCGCATGGGCATCGTCGACTTCACCAATTTCGTGGTGCACCAGCTCAACATGGAGTTCCGCGGCGCCAAGGACATCACGCACTGGGCAGATCCAGCCGGCAGCGCGCAGTATCCCAAGCGCGAGGGCGGCTTCACCAGCAACGCCGAGCTGATGCACGACTGCGGCGTGGACGTGCTGCCCAGCGAGCAGAACTTTCAGGCCCGCGTGGAGTCCGTCGACCAGATGTTGGCGCGCATCGAGGGCGTGCTCATCGATTCCAGTTGCACGAGGTTGATCAACGGCTTCCTCGGCGGCTACTGCTACCCGCCGAACAAGAGCCTCATGGGCGAGTTTCTGCCGAACGTCCTCAAGAACAAGTACTCGCATCCGCATGAAGCCCTCCAGTACCTGATGGTTCGCATCTTCAAACCCGACTTGCGCCCGGATGCTCGGGATCCGGTATTGAATCTTCCCTACCGCGACCACTATAATCCTCTTGAAGGCACTGGATACGATCCCTTCTCCTGGCGCCCCGGAGGTGGCCGGAGCTGATGGCTGATTCAATCGTCCTCGAAAAAGAGAATAGCCTGCAGCTGGCGGAGCTCGCCAAGGAGCTGATCCGTCTCCTGGAGCTGCACCGGACCCGGCGCAAGCGGCATGAAGAACGCTGGCGGGAAGTGGCGGAATACATCTTGCCTGATCGGGAGATCTTACTTCTCGGGATTGACAAAAAAGGCATGAGCACGCATTCCAACGTCTACAACGACATCGGAACCCACTGTCTGCACGTCTGGGCCGATGGCATCCTGGGAAACACAGCCTCGCCGACTTCCCGGTGGGCGCGCTACAAGATGAGACAGCGGGAGTTGAACGAAATCAGCGAGGTTAAGCAGTACCTGCAGGATTATGAAGAGCAGATGTACGACGAATTTCAGGGCGGCGGCTTATACAAGGCGCTGGGTATCTTCCTTCGGGATCTGGGGAGCATCGGCACGGCAAGCTGTTTCCCGGGCGACCAGCCAGGCAAGCAGTATCCGTTCTACAAGGTGTTCCATCCGGTAGAGATCTTCATCGGGGAGAATGAGCAAGGGGAGATCGACATCGAGCTGCGCGAATACTACATCAGCTTGCGGAACTTGGTGAACTATTTCGGCGAAGAAGCTGTGGGTGAGAAGCGCGTCAAGCAGGCAGAGAAGAGTCCGCTCAGCGAGGTAAGATGTCTCTGGGCGCTGTTGCCGCGAGAAGAGCGGATCGAGGGCCTCCTGCACTATCTACACAAGCCGATCGCCTCCTTCTACGTGGACATCGAAATGAACAGGATGTTGCGCGAGGAAGGCTTCGACGAAATGCCCATCATCACCGCGCGCTGCATTCAGGACGGAGGCGAGGAATACGGCCGCTCTCCTGGCAGCAACGCGATTCGGGACACCAAGATGGCCAGCGGCATGAGCATGGCCACTATCCTGGGAGCCCAGCGTATGGTGGACCCGGCCATTGACGCGCCTATCGAGCGCCGCGGCCAAATCTCCAAGAATCCAGGCGCGTGGAACTGGTACGACAAACAGTATCCCGCCGGCAGCATCTATCCGATCCATCAGGGCATCCAACTGCCTGCGGGCTTCCAGCTCCTGGAGAGGCTCGAAGAAAATGTCAAGAGACACTATTTCTACGACATTTTTCTACGCCTGCTCATGGAGCGCAAACAGCAGACGGCAACCGAGATTGAAGAGGTTCTCGGCGAAAAGGCGATTATCCTGGCGCCCCTGGTCAATCAATACCTGACCGAGGGGCCTAAGCGGATCATCGAGCGGACGGCCTCTATTGCGGGTCGCGCGGGTCGGCTGCCGGCTGCCCCGCAGGTTCTGGTCGACTGGGTGGCGGACAACCCGCGGAAACTCAAGTATGGGATGGAGGTCGTCTTCATCGGCCCGCTGGCGGTAGCCCAGCAGCGGGTGTTCAAGCGGCATGGTATTGTGGGATTCCTCGAAGATCTGAGGATGGTGCCCTCGCAGGAAGCGGTTATGGACCGGCCCAAGCATGATGAGATTGTGGAGGACTTGGCCCACGCGCATGGCGTGCCGGAAAAGGACATCCGCACCGATGAGGAAGTGAGCAAGATCCGCGAGCAGCGGGTCAAGATCCAACAGGCCATGCAGCAGGCGGAGTTGGCCAAGGCCGGCGCGGAGGCGGGATCGAAGATGACCAAGCGCCCCGAATCCGGGAGCCCGCTGGAGGCGATGATGGCTGGCGGCGGAGGGGCAGCCGGATGATCTATCTTGGCAAGCAGTTGACGGAAACGGACATCGATCAGATGTACCACGTGCTGTTCGCTCAGAGCGCGGTAGGGCCGATCGTGCTCGCGCATTTCCTAGCGGAGGAGTGTCTGCTCTGGGACGAGATCGACCCCGAGCCCCAGCTGGTGGCCAAGCAGAATCTAGGCAAACGGCTCTTGAAACGGATCGGCGCGATCCGGGAGAGCAATCTATATGAGCTGACGCGGAGGCTGGTGGAAGCTACACCGCCGGCGCAGCTGAGGGAGTAAACGAAATGACTTACACGAACGCGGTAGCGGTGGTGATGGTCGAGGCCAACAAGCTCATCGACAAGCTGGAGCTCGAGACCTCCATCCCCAAGTCGGACCGGGATTTCCTGGCCGCCTATCAGACCAAACTCACTTCGGCGAGCACGCGGAAGGATGAGGACCTTCACTTTCTGGACGTCTTCTCGGTCTGGATGATCCAGCGGCACCGGATCACGGCGTAGGGGGTGCTATGTTCAAACACGTACATCTCCAGTGGTTCGCAGATCCACCTGCTGCGGCCTCTGCTCCGCCTGCGGTAGTTCCGCCGGCACCGACTCCGCCGGCAGTAGTGCCGCCGGCGCCCGAGCCCGAACTGAAGGCGGACGGTACCTTTCTCGCGCAGGCCCCGGACAAGTACAAGAAAGATCCGAAGTTCCTCAAGGACCTGCTGAAGCACAAGAGCTGGGGCGACGTGCTCGACCGCCTCTACACCGGCGAGCAGCAGTTGACGGAGCTGCAGGCGAAGTTGGCCGCGGCTCCGCAGAAGCCGGAGGAGTACGTTTTCGATGAGCTCAAGTTCCCGGAACACCTGGCGGGAGATGTGTTCGCCAAACACCGCGAGCAGTTGGGCGCCTACCTGAAGGCGAAGGACGAGGATCTGCGGGCCCTGGCGCTCAAGGCGGGCCTGAGCAAGGACGCAGCCAAGGTCGTCAGCGGATTCTTCCGCGAGGCGATCTTCGCCACGTCCAAGGCCACCCAGGACGACTACGCCAAGCAACGCGAGGCCGGTCTGACCGCGCTCAAGGCGGAGTGGAAGGGCGATTTCGCGGCACAGGAGGAAATCGCCCGCCGCGCTATCCTGACCTTCGGTGGCGAAGCACTGGTGGCAGAAATTGCGGGGGGCCCCGGGGGAGGCCTGGAAAACTCGCCGAATCTGATCAAGGCGTTCAACAAGATCGGCAAGGCCATCGGCGAGGGGCACCTGGTGCCGGGCAAGCCCGGGGTTGCGCAGCCCGCTCCCGAACAGAAACGGCGCGAGGAATTGAAGAAGCGCTACAACAAGAGTCCGGAACTCACGGGCGAAGTTGCTGCGGCAACCCCCAGCTCAGCCGAACAGGCGGCCCTGGACAACCTGCGCAAGCGCTATCCGAGCATGGGGAGGTAGACCATGAGCAGCGAACCGACGAAACAAGAGCGGGACTGGAAAGCCGAGAGCGACGCCAGGACTCTGGCCATGGCCGACGCGATCGGCAAAGATCCCGAGCGATTGAAGAAAGCGCAAGGCGCCGCCGGCCGATTGGTGAAAGACGCCAAGGAGCAGCAGGAGGAGCAGGAAGAAATGACCCAGGCGCTGGAACGACTTGCGCAGCGCCGCGAACGGAAGGCGAAGTACAAAGACCGCTACCCGAAAATGGATTGAGCCCATGACCACGGACGAGCTGGAGTACCTGGAGAAGGTGAAGATCCCGGAGTACGCGGGCTACGGCTGGATCAACGCGGCCGAGGACATGCGGAAACTGATCAACTTCTGCCGCAAACTTCTATCCGAGCGCTCGGAGGAGCCGAAGTGAAACACATCATCTTCTGCCTGCCCGGGGCCCCGACAGTGGTCGCCGCCATGAGCTGGGACGCTCTCGTCGCGGCAGCTTCCAAACCCGAACGCGGTCTGCGCCTGGAGGTCGTCCGCGGATACAACTCCAGCGTGACCCTCTGTCGTAACAACATCCTGGAGGAAGGCGTTACCGGACTCCGCAAGTCTGCAAAACCCTTCGGCGGCAGACCTTACGACTTCATGATGTGGATCGACAGCGACAGCGTCTACACGCCGGAGGATTTCTTTCGGCTGCTGGATGCGGACAAGGACATCATCACGGGCATGGTTCCGATGAATGCGGAGGGTGTCGGAGCCTTCGGGTTAGTCGAAGGCTCGCTGAGCAAATACGTGAACTTGCACGCCGTGGGCCAGGACGCGCCCATGAGTGACTTCCATTTCTGCGGCTTCGCCTTCCTGCTGGTGCGGCAGGGTGTGTTCGAAACCCTCGACTACCCCTGGTTCCAGGAAGTGCCCTACGAGGAAGACGGGCGGGTGATTCTGCCGGGAGAAGACTTCGACTGGTGCCGGCGCATCCGGGCGAAGGGCTTCAAGATCTGGGCCCATCCTGCGGTGCGCATCGGACACGACATTCGTATGGTAGTCCGCGTTCCTGGCCCACCCGTAGATGCCATCGACCAGTACGACGAGGCCTGGCGCCTCAGTCGGCCGGCCCTGGAAGCGCTCCGGGATCTTCTGGAGCAGAGGAAGCCTAAGAAAGTGCTGGAGATTGGACCCGGGGCCAGCTCCTTCGTGGTCCTGCCCTGGTGTCTGGCCAACGGAGCCGTCTATCAGGCGCTGGATCATCAGGGGCCGTACAGCGAGAAACATTTGGCGAATCTCAAAAAGGCGGGCCTACCGACCGATACAACCTTCGCTGTTGCCTTGGACCGGGAAGGCGCATGGTACTCACGGGTGCCTCTGGCGATCGATCAAGAGGTACCCTACGATTTGGTGATCGTGGACGGCCCAGTAACTGGGAGGGCGTGTCCGGCTGCTCTTGCCGCATACGAGCGCTGGGGGAATCCGCACACCATATGGGTTTTCGATGACACGAATCGGGAAGAGGAGTTTAAAGCCGCTATACATGTCGCCGGCAACAGGATGATACGGCGCATTCAAGACCCGCAATACCCGCGCACAACCATGATCCTGATTCCCTTGAAAGAACTTGACGAGCGGGGCGAGGCGGTAGATACTGTAGGTAGTACCGATGCGGAGGCCGTAGGCTCTACCGCATCAAAGGGGCAACCCGAAGCGAGAGTATAGCCAACCTGCGGCAGGTGCGTTTCTTCCGACCTGACTGGGAGGAGCGGAAGCGGCGGCCCATGGAAGACGATCTGTAGCAGACGGACGTTCCTCAAACTCGTTTTGAGGAGCAAGGCTATGAACTTCCTGAAACAGCTGGAGAGAGTCCACCTCCAGTGGTTCGCAGACGTGGACCTGGCAGGGAAAGTCACCCTGCTGGATCTGGCGCAGGAGACCCTCCCCGGCGGGGAGCGTTTCGTCCAGGTCGCCAAGATCTTGACCAAGGCAGTCCCTCCTTTCCAGGACGCGCACTGGGAGGAGGCCAACCAGTTCACCGGAGACATCTTCGGCCGCGACGCATACCTGCCCAACGGCGAGATGCGCTCCATCAACAACGGCATCGACGCCACCTCCGGCAAGACCGACCAACTCATCGAGCCGATCTCTCTGTATGAGGATCGCGGCATCGTAGACCAGGAGCTGGTGCTGATTGCGGAGAAGGCGAAGCCGGGCGGAGGCGTGGAGTTCCGGGCGCGCAAGGACGACCAGCACATCCGAGGCGGGGCCAACTGGCTCGGCGACAAGATGCTGTACGCGACGCGGGCTGTGGCCACACCCAACCACATCAACGGTTTCGCTACCAGAAGGGCCACGATCGCGGGCGGCAACATCTCGAATAACGGAGACGCCAGCTCCAACGCCGTGACTTCCGCTTACCTCCTGGGCTGGGGACCGGAGAAAGTCTGTTACCTGTACCCGCCGGGCGGGAAGACCGATCTCGTCAAGGAAGAGGACATCGGCAAGCAGCTCGTGATCGGCGCCAACAGCAAGCAGTTGCTGGCGTACGTGACCGAGTTCTACTACAGGTACGGCATCCGGGTCTTCGACGAGGCTTACTTGCAGAGACTGTGCAACATCGGCACCGGGGCGGCCAACCACATCGACATCAACAAGCTCATCGAGCTGTGGCATAACCTGCCCGACCCCGATGGCTCGGTGTTGTACGTGGGCAAGACCGGCCTAATCCAACTGGAGCAGGAGGCCAAGACCGCGGGCGAGCACATCCTGCGGTGGGTAAAGCTGGACTCGGGAGGTAGCGTGCTGATGTTCAAGGGCATCACTCCCGTGCGGAAATGGCTGTCCATCAAGGACACCGAAGCCGTGGTGGTGTAAGGAGGAATTATGAGTGACGCATACCTGTATTTCACCGCGGAGACGGGCGACCTCGTGACGAGCAGCGCGAGCCTGAGCAAGGTGCTGAAGGAATCGCAGATCAACGAGCCGGGCAAAGGCCACCAGAAGTTCATCGAGGTGATGACCGATGGTCTGTTCACTAGCTCGGCGCAGGTATATTCACTGTACCTGAAGACAGGCAACACGAGCCCGGGCGAAACCAAGGTGGGGGAGTTGTTTTCGGCCCTCACCGGGGCTAGGTTGTCGCTGGCGACAACGCCGGAACAGATCGTGGTAGCCAAAGTGCCGTTGCCCTCCATAGGGCTGCTGGACTACATCTCGCTGTACTTCTACGCCCAGACGGCGAACACGACCGGGAAACTGACGGCGCGCATCCTGCTGAACTAGAGGGCGGGTGCAAACCGCGGGGAAGAGAATTGAGGGCCAGCTGGAAACGGCTGGCCCTTTGTCCATGGGGGCTGAATGAACCTGAACGAGACTAAGGTCAGGATCTACAATCTGGCCCTTACCAAACTCGGGATCACCGAACGCTTGACGACCGGCAACGAAAACTGCGAGGAAGCCAACGCCTTCAACGCGGTCTGGCAACAGGTCCTGCATGAGGTCCTGGAGCTCGCGGATTGGAAGTGCGCACGCAAGAGAGCGGTAATTAGGCGAGACACGGACTTGGTGGAGGCCGCGGACAAAGGTCCGGTGGAAAAGCCCGTGGTGATCACGGCTACGGCGCACGCCTTCGAGGACGGGGACCTGGTGCAGTTCTCCGACGTCCTGGGCATGACCGAACTCAACGGCAACGTCTACATGGCGAAGAACCCGTCCGCCGACACCTTCGAGTTGTACAACGAAGAAGGCACAGAGGGGGTGGATGGAGAGGACTTCGGCACCTGGACCAGCGGCGGCACGATCTGGCGGATTCCTGGCTGGGGCTACGCCTACGCCTTCAAGCTCCCGGATGCCTGCATCAAGGTCATCCAGACCGGGGTAGACATCGGGGGCTGGGTGGAGGAGCACAACATCTTCCTCACCAACTACGCCGATGAGGAGCTGGAGATCCTCTACATCGCCTACCTCTCGGACCCTCGTTACTTCAGTCCACTTCTGGCGGACACCGTAGCAACGAGACTGGGGGCGGTATGCGCGCCGACCCTGACCAAGAGCAAGGGCAAGCAACAGCAGCTGGATCAGGAGTTCGCGGGCCTGCTGACTCTGGCCAGAGCGCAGGACGCGCGCTACAGGCAGGAGCCGGACGCGGGCTCCAAACCGATCACGAGCATGTAATGGCAGAAGCGCGGAAGATCATCACCGATTTCACGGGCGGAGAAGTCGGCGACCGCCTGATGGCCCGGATCGACCGGGCGATCTATAACCGCACCTGCCGTATCTTGGAGAACTTTCTCGTTCACGCCAGTGGCGGCCTGGACTTTGCCCCCGGCACCGTCTTCATCTGCGAGGCCAAGACCAACACCAACCCGGTGCGGCTCCTGCCCTTCGAAGTCTCCGCAAGCGAGAAGTACGTACTGGAGTTGTCGGAGACCGCGTGCAGGTTCTACAAGAACAAGGCACGGCTTATGGATGGGTCCAATCCCCTGGAGATCGTCACGCCTTGGCTTGGAGCGGACCTGTTCGGGCTGCAGACGGCGCAGCAAGAGAACAAATGCTATGTGGCCCATGGAAAGTATCAAATAAATGTGCTGAGGAACTACGGAGATCTGACTTGGAGTCTGTCTAGTGCAGATGTGGATGTTTGCTTGGCGGTCGCGCACGCAACGAGTCCTTTCATCACGGCGTATTCATACTATGCAGATGTTTTCACCAAAAGGCCCAATCCCGATGTATTACCGGCGGGTTATGGAAACGGCTGCACCTTCTCCACCGACGGCATGTACATGGCGGTGGCACATGATGTCACTCCCTGGGTGAGCATCTACAAGCGCAGTGGCGACACTTTCACGAAGCTCGCCAACCCCGGCACGCTCCCGACGGGCATGGGAAGCGGATGCGCCTTCTCCGCCGACGGCACATATCTGGCGGTCGCGCACTATGTTACCCCCTTCGTCACGATTTACAAACGCAGCGGCGACACTTTCACCAAACTAGCCAACCCCGCGACGCTCCCGACGGGGACTGCAATGGGATGTTATTTTACGCCCGACGGCACATATCTGGCGGTCGCGCACGATACGACCCCTTACATCACCATCTACAAACGCGACGGTGACACTTTCACGAAACTCGACAACCCCAACACGCTCCCGTCGGGGAACGGACACGGTTGTGCGTTCTCCGCCGACGGCACATATTTGGTGGTGGAGAATTCTAGCACCCCTTACATCACGATTTACAAACATAGTGGCGACACCTTCACAAAGATCGCCGACCCCGCGACGCTCCCGACGGGGAGTGCAGCTGCGAGCGCGTTTTCCAACGACGGTGTGTATCTAGTGATGGGGCACGTCAATACCCCTTATATCACGATCTACAAACGTAGCGGTGACACCTTCACCAAACTAGCCAACCCCGCCACATTGCCGCCCGGAACTGGATGGGGATGTAGTTTCTCCACCGACGGCACATACCTGGCGGTAGCGCATAATACCACACCTTTCGTCACGATTTACAAGCGCAGTGGCGACACCTTCACGAAACTCGCCGACCCCGCGACACTGCCGGCGGGGACTGCATACGGTTGTTTCTTTGTCCCGGATGCCTGGGAAGGCGTTTCTTGGGGTTCTCAGTATCCCGCAGCCCTCACCTTCCACGATCAGAGGTTGGTCCTCGGTCGCAGTCAGAAGGTACGAGGATCTAGAGTCGGCTGGCCGCAGAACTTCCTTTTAGACTCCGCGGACACCGCGGCCGCCTATGAGTACAACCTTGCCTCCGATCTGCTGGAGGAGATCGTGTGGATGCGGACGAAGGACCACAGGATCGTGATCGGCACCAGCCACGGAGAGTGGCCGATGAGCGGGGGCGATGCGCCGATCACGGGCGCCAACGTGTACACGGACCGAGTCTCCGCTCACGGCAGCG